GTCATTAATTTTGTATTTTTTAAAAAAGTTTGTGGTTTTTTTTGATTTTGGTCTAATCCCAGTATTTCTGCTCTGGCGTGTTGTTGTGCGCTTCTTTTTGCATTTAGGTAATTATTTCCGCGTGTTGCATTGCATTTTTTGCAGGAGCCACAAAGGTTCTCAATGTCGTCTGTGCCTCCACGATCTACTTCAATGAGGTGGTCTGCTTCTGTGCTTGGGGCTTTACGGCACCAGTGACAGATGGGTTCGTTCTCTAGGGCTATGCGTCTGTTGCGCATGAACTCGGGTGTGTTTCGTTTGGTCATTGTGTTTCCTTTGTTGTGGTGATGTTACTAGCGCCCTTGCTTCGCTGCGGTTGCTTTCAGTGCATGAGAGAGTCTTTGGTTTGTGTTCCCCACAGTTTTGACCAAGTAGGTCATGGTTGCCGGACACCTTAGGGAAGTGGACACCATTCGTATTTATGACGTTTAGACGCTGAACAGTGGCTAACCCCAGCATCACTTCACGTTAGTCATCACATGAGGCTAGGCGCACTGCACGACCCACGTTCCCGTGTAAACACCAACAGAGTTCAACTCTCTATGTGGCCATGGTTGTATTCAGTTGTGATTGAGCGTCAGTTTCGGCGTATGCCTTGAATGATTGCGATGCCCAGCGACAGTAGCAGGACATACCATGCGACTACTAACACCCTGACAACCTGCGTTCAATATCGGTTAGGTCGTTGGGTCGCCACAAATAGCATTCAGCATGAGGGTGCAATGTTCTGAGCCAATCCAGTTGGGCTTCACTGGGCTTGCCTTTGTCGGTCTTTAACTCAGCGAAGATGAGGCCACGCTCGATATGTGCCATAACAATATCGGGAAAACCTGTTGAGCCTGTGGTGATGTATCGCCCTGTGCGTGTCATTGAGGGCTGCGAATGATGCAGTGACCAGCCGTGAATATAGGCAAGCCCTTTGACTTGCTGGAGGAATGAAGCCTCGCTGATTGGTGTCATTGGTCTTTGCCAAGAAGGAAGCCGCACATAAACAGTGAGATGCACATAATGACAAGAGTGAAGAACTCAACCACTAGAACGGCTCTTCTGGTGTGTCGTACTGTGGCGCTGGTTGCTCACCTGATTTAAGGGTGTCAATGTAGGCACTGGCTTCGCGTTTAGTCATACCTTGAAGGTTGGCTGGTGGCACTTTGCCCATTGACTTGCAAACGGCTCTGATCATGTTCTGTTGTTTGTCGCTGGCAAGGTTGCTGTTTTCAGTTATTTGAGTGTCGCCCTGCATACGCACGACCTTGCCCATTTCTTCACGGCTAGGGCGTTTGGTGAAGTCAGAACCCGACAGTCCTGCGTTCGCTAAAGCACGACCGACAGCGCCAGTCTCACAATTCTCAAGATGGCTGGTTTTGTTCACGTTGCCTTGGCCACGGATTTCCTCAGCCCAGCCAGTAGCGATGATTTCACCATCAAGCCATAGTTCAGCCTTAAACACGGCAATGTCACTCAGGTAATGCACTAGATCAGTAATGACATGAGCATCAGGGTGTGCTTTAAGGAATCGGTCAAGCCTGCTGGCTACTGGTTCGTAATCGTCAAGGTTAAAGGCCACGAGCGTACTCCCTTGTTATGCGGTCAAGTTCTGTTTGGAGTTCAAGCACTTTGGCTTTTAGCGCGTCACGTTCAGCCTGTACTTTTGCAAAGTCATCTTCAGCAAATTGTATTTCTTTGTCCCGGAGCCATTCATAAGCGTCGTCTTTGTGTATGTAATCACTCATCAGCGTCAACTAATTGAGCGCTTGAAATGTATGACAAACCTTTTGAAGGCCCACTGTCGTTCATTGAAGGGTGCCATGAATTGCGGATTGTTTCGGCAATCTTTGGCAGCGTATGAAGAGCGCCAACGGCTTCAAGCACAAGACTTGACTCTTTGAAGCGAAGTTCAAGCGCGAGGTTGTGGCTGAGATTGGTTAGTTTGGCGATTAGTTCACCTGTTGATGTTTCCATTGTTTTCCTTTGTTTAGCAGTTGCGTTGCCATCTTTGCACATCCTTGTGACGGGATTGGCAGATGAACTTTTGCAGGTGCTTTTGCCCTTTTAGGCAACCCCAGCCCCAAGGGCCAACGCGCCATATTTTGCGGCCGTCTGGGTTGATATGTGATTTGAATGCAATGGCGTCAGCAACTTTGACTTGCTCGACGGGCGTGCGCCCTTTTGCACTGGGGGTGTCTGACCATGTGCGCCACGTTTGACGGTGAATGCCAAGACCCCCTGTGTAGGACTTGGTGGAGTGTTGCCAGTTGCCACCAGTTTCACATCGGGCTAACTGATCGTAGTAAGCGTCGGGTAGGACGCCTTTGTATTTGGCGTGGGCGTCGGAAGCCGCACTAGCGTGGGCAGGAATGGATAGGACAGCGAGAAGGGCTATTGCCATGATGCGTTTCAGGTTCTCTCTACTTCGATAGGCGGCGACCAACTCAGGTAGGGAGCCAAACGGTGTGCGACTGTAACCCTGATATGTTCACCTGTTTTCAAATCGGTAAAGATTTGAACGAGTGTCAACTTGTCTCTAGACACTAACGGAAGATAACCCCATGTGGGAATCATGGGCGGTTTGCCATCATTTTGAGCCATAGCCAGCAACTGACCCATCCCATAACGAAACTATAAATAAACTGTGTGTCAGTCATTAGAGCCCCTGCCAGACGCGGATTGGGCGACGGTGGCACTCTGGTCGCATTGACTTGCTGTAACGCTCTGTGGGGACGCACAAGCGCTCTGCTGAGGCTCTACGCATGACAGCGCCCATGGCTCTTGGTTCGTGGGTTTCAAGGTTGGGGTGCATCTGGTTCATCCATTCCCAGACATCATCAGTCGTAAAGTCGTGACGCTCGATGGATAACATCCCAACCACTTTTAGGGCTTCTAGCGCCCATTGTTGATCTGCGTTGTGGCCGACACGCTCGATGGCTTGCTCGGCTAATGCGATGGCTAATGGCTCATCAAATAGTGACGGTTGTTCTGTCATGGTGTTTCCTTTGGTTATGCCCTTTGAGTGGCTGAATGTGACTATACACAATTGGCGAAGTCAGTGGTGGATATCCCAATGGAAACAAAGATACCCACCACTTAGCCCCAGTAACGCTCAAACAATACTGGGAGTTCTTATTTCAACGCTCGAAAGACTTGCTCGAAATGCTCTGGGGTTTGGTTCGCTAACTCTATGTGAAACCAATTTGGTGAGCCTTGGTAGGAACCTGCGTTGTCGTCTTCTGTGTAAATCTTGACGCCTGATTTGCCTTCGCCACGCGAGCAACGGTAGCCAGCGCCGTAAGCACCATAGGCGTACCAGTGCATCTCACAAAGTCCAAGGGCTTTTGAGTTGGCAAGAAACCAGTCCCAAATGATTCGGGCTTGTGCTTCGTCTTTGTATTTCAAATCGGCTGCGTACCCGGTGGCGTGAACGCTGAGGCTTGCCCCTGATCGCATCGGTCTATTAACGTATGTGCCTAGCGAGGTCAGACCCCAACGTGCTTTGCAAAGTTCAACAAGTTTCGCTGTAACGGGTTGTGTGGCTTTGCCATCCCATGATGGGTAGTACGGGTAAACCCTATTCGGCATCGGTTTTGTCCTTGCTTGAGTTCTTCAAACCGTTACTTGAAAGCAAGGCCAAGAGCCCCCCTGACATCGACATCAAAAGCGGAGACAATACAGAATACGCCCTGTCATCTGCCTCACTTAAATACCTAGGTTGCGTTACAAATTGCAGTCCGTACAGCATGAAGCCAATGGACATTACAAACACAACAGTTAGTCCAACGCCTACGCATAAAACTAGACGTGCTTTTATTTCTTCGTTAGTGAGTCGTGGTCGCAGTGCCATTAGCAGTCATATCCTAAAATCTGTTTAAGGGTGGTGGTAGTTATTGCCGACTCAACAGCGCCAAGGGCTTTGTTTTTGGTGCGTGGCTCTTGATTGCATTGGCACTCAGTTTTGTTCGTGTTTGCTGGGTCTTGGCATGGGTAGCGGAAACGATCTGCACAGCCTGTGAGGGCGATTAGGGTGGCGCTAACCAGCAGTAGGCGTTTCATCTGTTACAAGTCTTGTAGGTAGTTGGGCTATTTCTTCAGGTGTACTTATTTCGGTGACTGGTGCGTCAATTTCGTATATGACAAGTTCGCCCGTAGACCAGTCGTGGACTATTTGTTTTTCTGTTGGGTCGTTCATGGTTATGCCTCTTGGTATCCGAATACTTGATATTCAACTGTTGCTGTACCAGCACTTGTATATAATTGAAAGCCTGTGTACTGATTACTTACAATGTTTTCTCCGCCTAGCGAGTATGCGTAACCTGTATTAACATCGGATGCAGCGCCTGTATGAAGGGTATTGCCTGTGCGGTTTGGGTTAAAAATATCCATAGTCAAGCCAACTGACCCTGATGTACTAATCCCAATAAATTGAGTAGTGCCGTTTGTGCGTGGATAATAAATAGCCGTA